ATGGCGATCGCCGCTGCTGCGTGTGATGGCGAACGATGGCAACGGCTGGCCCTGTGCGTTCACGCCACCGCCGGGCATGATGAATAACAGATTACCGCTTTTTACCGTGGTGATTGCGCCCAGCATTTCCGCCATGCGCGTAAGGAAGGACATGTCACTTTCTTCGGTCTGGTCGGCGTGGTCGATTTCGATATCCATCAGCATTTCGCTGATTTGCGGTTTCAGACCGTACCGATGAGCGATGGCGGATACCACACGCTCAACGGTCACATCATGCCAGGACACCTCACGTTTAACGTTAAATTCATCCCGAAAATCTGCGCTTCTGGCTGAAACAGTCAGCCTGTCCGGCGGTCCTTCGTGTGCGATTTCATCAACAATGTAAGAGCCTTTTTCTGTCAGCGGTTCCCCTTTCCAGCCAATGAGAACCGTCAGGCGCGCGCCCCGTGGCGGTAGCTGCAACTGACCATCCGCATCATCCAGCGTGATGGTGAGCTGGTCCGCCTCAAATCCCCGGTTGTCGGTCAGTGACAGGGTCATCAGGCGCTCTGCCACACCTGACAGCGCTTTACCCTCCGCGAGAATATCAAAATCCGGCATTTTCACGGGGTCTGTGCCCTGACTGAGCAATTGCATGGTGGTATCGGTCATCTGTTCCCTCCCTGTGTGGCATGGTCGCATGTGCGTGCGGAGGGGGTTACTGCTTTTTGTTGTCGCCGGGTCGGGAGAACGGCGCAGGGGTGAGATTACGCGCGTGGTGGGTGATGATTGTTGCCGAATCATTTAACGGATACAAGGGGCTGAAGCTATGAGTGAAACTCGTTTTCATGGTGCCCGTGTTACGGAAAATACCGACCTGGTAACAGCGATTAATGATGTTGATTCCAGTGTTATCGGTATCGTGGCAACGGCGGATGATGCGGACGCGAAGCTGTTCCCGCTGAACAAGCCCACACTGCTGACCCGCGTCAATGACGTGCTGGGAAAATGCGGGACAACGGGGACGCTTTATCGTGCGCTTAAGGCCATCGCAGACCAGGTGAGCACAAAGGTGATCGTCGTTCGCGTGGCTGAACACAAAGAAGAAGACGGAAAGACGCAGGATCAACTGGTTATCGGTGGTTCTGAGGATGACGGCAGCTATACGGGGATGTATGCGCTGCTTGTTGCAGAGCAGGATGAAAGCATCGGATACCGTCCGCGTATTCTGGCCGCGCCGGAGCTGGACACGGAGGCTGTAACAAAATCCCTGTGCGTGATTGCAGGTAAACTGCGCGCGTTTGTGTATGCCTCATGTCACGGCTGTAACACGATGGCAGAGGCAATTACCTACCGCCAGAAATTCAACGAACGTGAGGTGATGCTCTTATGGCCGGACTTCATCGCCTACAACCCGAAAAGTGGCAAAAACGAAACGTTCCCCGCGCCTGCTTATGCGTGCGGCCTTCGTGCGTACATTGACCATGAGCAGGGCTGGCACAAATCGCTGTCCAACGTTCCGGTTAAAAATGTGCTGGGAATGTCCAGGCATGTGTTCTGGTCGTTGCAGGCCGAAGACAGCGATGCCAACAGCCTCAACAACAAAGAAATCACGACCATTATTCGTCGCAACGGGTTCCGCTTCTGGGGCAACCGCACACCGGAAACGAACGCCTACATCTTTGAGGTGTATACCCGAACCGCACAGGTGCTGGCTGATTCAATTGCGGAAGCGCAGTTTGAAACCATCGACAGTCCACTGACACCTGCGAACGTGAAGGATGTTATCAGCGCCATCAGGGCAAAACTGGATTCGCTGGTTACTGCCGGGAAACTGATTGGTGCGGAGTGCTGGTATGACGTGGTGGATAACGGCACCACGAATTTACGTCAGGGGCGCGTGCGTATTCGCTACAAATATACGCCTGTTCCCCCGCTGGAAGACATGGAGCTTTACCAGTCGTTTACTGATGAATTCTTTGGTCCCGCATTTGCGGTGCTGGGAGGTGCCTGATGGCTGTACCAAAACATCTTCGCTTTTTTACGCTGTTTGTGGATGGTGAAAACGAAGTGGGTAAGGTGACGTCCGTCACTCTGCCTAAGCTGACGCGCAAAACCGACAGCTACCGGGGTGGTGGCATGATGGGTGCGGTAAGTATTGATCTCGGTCTGGACGACTCCGCGCTTGATGCGAGCTTTGTCATGGGGGGCGCAGTTCGTGAGCTGTTCCTTAAGTATGGCGGCACGATTGACGGCACGCTGCTGCGTTTTGCGGGTGAATACTACACCGATGCAGAAAGCGACTTGTATGAAGTCGAAATGCGCGGACGTGTGACGGAAATTGATATGGGGGAAGCCAAACAGGGCGAAGCCACATCACACACTTACGCCATTAAAAACACCTACTACAAGCTGAGCGTTAACGATCGCCCGTTGTGGGAGATTGACCTGCTGAACTTCATTTACCGGAAGGACGGCAAGGAGATTGTGCCCGATCGCATCCGTTCCGCGCTTGGGCTTGGCTGATAAGTAATATGCAGGCGGCGCAGTGCGTCGCCTCTGACTGAAAGGAGTTTCCTGATGAAAGAGACGAAAAACATCGATACCGAAAACACGGTAGTTACTGACACTGTGAAAGAAACCAGTGAGCGTGGCGTAAAACTTACCCAACCAATTGAGCGAGGCGGCGAAAAAATCACGTATGTGGAGATCACCGGGGCTATTGAGCAGGCTGGATCTCTGCGAGATTTGTCGCTGTCTGATGTGCTGAATCTGAAAGCGGAATCCATGTTTACGCTGCTGTCACGCGTGACATCACCGCGACTGGATGAAGTGACGATCAAAAAAATGGCATCCCGTGACTTTATTCAGTTATGTGTGGTTGCCGTAAATTTTTTGAGCGGTGCGGACTCTGGCGGGAAGAACGAACAGGCGACGGAAGCCTGATCACGGTTGTGTGCTTTGAGTACATAGAAGACTTTGTGGCAGATATTGCCGTTATTTTTAACTGGTCGCCCGCCGAAATCTTCATGATGACGCCCGGCGAAGTGGTTAGCTGGCGTGAGCGGGCGGCACTTCGCAGCGGGAGTGCAGACAATGAAGACTCTTGATATCCGGGTCGCTTTCAGCGCCGTTGACAGGCTGACCCGGCCTGCCGAAAACGCCCGCCGCCTGATGGGGCAGTTTGGTGACTCCATCCAGCGAACGCAGGGGGCGATCAAAAATCTCGAGCGTCAGGCGCGTTCATTTGAGCGCGCCCGCGACGCTGTCAGTAAAGCGGATGCGGGTATCGTGAAAGCGCGACGCCAGCTTAACGCCCTTAATCAGTTACAACGCACGGGTACAGTGCTCAGCGAAAAACAACAAAAGCTGATGCAGCAGTTAAGCACCCGGCTTGAACGCCTGAATGAATCGCGCACACGGGAAATTCAGAAAATGCGGGAGCTTGGCGGAGAGCTGAAACGCCACGGCATTTCCCTGACAGGCAGCGATAACACCATCCAGCAGGCCATCAGACGCACCGAACAGTACAACAACCAGCTTGAACGCGAACGGCAGGCGCTTGCGCGTGTAACGCGGGCGCGTGAGCGGTATTCGCGCGCGCAGGAAACCGCGGGAAAACTGAAAACAGGTGGTGCGCTGGCAATTGGTGCGGCAGCGGCTGGCGGCTATGCTGCCGGGCGTTTTTTGCAGCCTGCGATCGGGTTCGGCAAAGAGATGTCCCGCGTTCAGGCACTGACGCGAATCGACAAAAACAGCCCGCAGTTTAAGGCGCTGCGTGAGCAGGCGTTAAAACTTGGCTCTGAAACGCAGTTCACCGCAGGCGATGCCGCCAGTGGGCAGGCATTTCTTGCAATGGCTGGCTTCACTCCGCAGGCCATTCAGGCTGCGCTTCCGGGCGTGCTGAGCATGGCAACGGCTGGCGGCATGGATCTCGGCGAGACGGCGGATATTGGCTCAAATATCCTGACGCAGTTCGGCCTTTCTGCTGACCAGATGGACCGGGTTGGCGACACGCTCACCGCAGCATTTACCCGTACCAACACTGACCTTCGCGCACTGGGCGAAACCATGAAATATGCAGGTCCGGTGGCGGGTAAGCTGGGAATATCGCTGGAGCAGGCCGCAGCGATGGCGGGCGTGCTGGCGAATATGGGTATCAGAGGGAGTGATGCCGGGACGGCAATGCGTGCCAGCCTGGCTCGTCTGGCATCACCGCCAAAGGCAGCAGCAGAGGCGCTGAAAGAGCTTGGTGTGGCAGTCTCTGACGCGAACGGCAAAATGCGCCCGATGGAGGATGTGCTGGCCGACCTTTATAAAGCCACCCGCAAATACGGGGAAGTTGACCGGGTATCGTTCTTTAAGGACATTGCCGGAGAAGAGGCTTTCACATCGTTTATGGCGCTCGTTGATGCAGCGGGTGACGGCTCCTTACCTAAACTGAGAAAAGAACTTGAAGGCGCGCGCGGTGAGGCTGAACGCACGGCAAAGGTCATGGCCAACAACCTTGACGGCGATCTGAAATCACTCGGCAGTGCATGGGAAGGGTTGCGCATCCGCATTGCAGATCTGATTGACGGTCCGCTGCGTTCTGTCACGCAGTGGCTCACGCGGGTGGTATCAAGGGTGACGGCGCTGGCGCAGGCCCATCCGGCACTGACGCGCCAGCTACTGATAGCAGGCGGTGCGTTGCTGGCAATGACTGCAACGGTTGGCTCGTTGTCGCTGGCTATTGGTGTGCTTGCTGGTCCGCTGGCAAAACTGCGTCTTGGTTTTTCTCTCCTGACCGGATCAATGAATGCTGTCAGGGTCCTGCCAGCACTATGGGGAATGGTGACGGGTTCCGTTTCTTTACTGGGAGGCGCTATCGGGGCGCTGTTCAGTCCGGTTGGTCTTATCGTGGCTGCGCTTGCCGGAGCTGCCGTCCTTATCTGGAAATACTGGGATCCCATCAGGGCATTTTTTGCCGGGGTGTTCAGCGGGATTATGGAAAGGCTGACCCCGTTGCGCGAAACCTTTGAACGGTTTGGTCCTGTTTTTGACGCAATCGGAAGCGGGATCAGCCAGGTGTTTAACTGGTTTAAATCGCTGCTGTCACCGATGGAGTCCAGCAAGGAAACGCTGGATAAATGTACCAGTGCTGGCGAGATATTCGGTAACGTTCTTGGCGGTGCGTTACAGCTTGTTCTGACACCTGCAAAAATGCTACTGGATACGCTGGCGTGGATACTTGAAAAACTTGGCGTCCTTCCGGATGAAGCGGAAAAGGCGCGCAAGAAAATCGAAGACGCACAGCGTGCGGCCATTCTTCAGGACAAGGTTGCCTTGCTTCAGGGGGACCTTGCGAAAATCAATCCGCCGAAGCCTGTGGAAAATGGCAATGGCACCGGAGGTGATAAACCCAAAGACAACAAACCGCTCACAGACAGCAATACCGGGACGCTACGCAGACTCAGCAAAATTGCTGATAACACAGGTAAGCTGGTTGATGAGACGAAAAAACGCATTGGCCTCGGCGATATTGTCTTTAAGAACCTGCCCCGCGCACTTGCTGTTCGTGGGGAGTGGCAGGAGCGGAAGATTGCACAGGTCAGTAAGCCTGCCCCCGCAATTAATATCACCCCCGTGGTCCCGGCTCCGCTGCCTCCGGCGCTGGTCCCTGTTGTTGCGGCCAGCTCCCGCCCGGTGGCGGAGGCCATACGATCTCCAGTGGCATCAGTTCCTGTAACTTCCCGTAACCGGGAGCCTGTTGCCTCCGGATTTGGTGGTGAAATTCATGTTCATCTGCATAACGTTGTTACGCAGAATCCCCGCGAACTGGCGAAACTGGTCGGTGAAATGGTCAGGGCAGAAATGGAACGGCGCGCCCGTGCCGGGCGTGGCAGTTTTTACGATAAAGATTGAGGAGTCATGGCCATGATGATGATCTATGGCATGTTTGTTTTTGAGCTGCGCACGCTGCCGCATCAGCAGTTACAGCAAAACAAAAGCTGGCGGCATGTGAAAAATGAACGCGTTAACCGTTCAGCAAGCTGGCAGTATATCGGTGCAGGTGATGATCGCATCGTTCTTTCTGGTGTGCTTTATCCTGAAATTACAGGTGGCGAAGTGTCGCTGTCGCTGCTGACCACGCAGGCGTATACAGGACGCCCCTGGCCTCTGATTGATGGCGTCGGGCAGATTTACGGCATGTATGTCCTGACCGGAACGAATACGACCCGTTCCGAGTTTGATCGCTACGGTAAGGCGAAAAAGATAGAATTTTCACTGACTCTTGAACGCTGTGATGAGGATTTGCGGGAGCGCCTGCAATCCTCATCGTTCAGCGATATGTTGTCCGGCTTCAAAGATAAGGTGACATCATCCCTTAATAGCGCGACCAGCTCAGTTAAGGGGCTGCTCTGATTTAACGTATGTCGCCAATTTCCTGATGAAGGTGACTGGCGACTTGCTGTTGTATGTCCTTCTCAGAAAATTGTTTTTGAATAACAAACAACAGGATTTTATAATCTCTTAACCTTATAATATGTGTGGTCTGAAATAATAATTAAGGAGATTATCGTGCTGTCTTACTTAATGGCAATTCACTTTGTTTTATTTGGGGACTCTACTAATTTAAAAAACTTCTGGAAATATGAAGTAATTCGGCGGAAACGTATGGATATCTGGAGGCTTTTAAGAGAGAAAAAACAGCGTAACCGGAATTTCCTTTTCTGGTGGCGGTTGGCTAACGAAATGTATATTAATGGTAATAAATTACATAAGAAAGCAGCCAAAAAGTTAAACAGTAAAATAATTAACAAATTTGGTTGTGAAATTGGATTGGGCGCAAATATTGGAAAAGGGTTAACAATTCCCCATCATGCTGGAATTGTTGTTCATTTTGCTGTTGATGCTGGTGAAAATCTGGTGTTACGACAGAATACTACCATTGGACAGATAGATGGTGACATGCCTGGTTCAAGAGTAAAAATTGGTAGTAACGTTGATATCGGAGCTAATTGTTGCATCATTGGATTATCACGTAAAATTGGGGATAATGTAAAAATAGGTGCAATGTCTTTTATAAATAAAGATATACCATCGAACTGCACATATATAACTAAAAAGAGCGGTGTTGTATTGTATAAATAGAGTACATAAAGCCATCTATATTTCAATCGATGGCTTTTTCTCTTTATTGTGGGGCGACTGGCCACTCAACATCCGCTGCTACCGCTGTATCAACACGATTCAACAATACCCGATATGTCTTCCATGCAGTCAGTAACGATGCCTCTTCCTCCGTCGCAATATCCAAATCTACGGCATCCTGAAGTGGCGCAATATGCTCACTGGCCATCTGCATCAGGCTGTTTTTTGTTTCTTCCGCCTTCCGGATCCGGAACAGTTTTTCTGCTTCTGCATCTTTCACCCAGGCTGTGCCGTTCCACTTCTGAAACTCCCCTTCCGGGGATAACCAGGTGACATTTTCCGGTAATGGGCCAAGTTCAGAAATAAATAACGCGTCGCCGGAAGCCACGTCATAGACGGTTTTTCCCCGATGGTCTTCAACGAGATTCCACGATGCCTCATCACTGTTGAAAACGGCCACGAAGCCAGCCGGAATATCTGGCGGGGCAATATCGGTACTGTTTGCAGGCAGACCTGTATGAGGTGGAATGTATGCATCACCTTCACCAATAAACTCATTGGTTCCAGCCAGTAGATTATAAATTTTTATGGTCCGTGATTGTTCACTCATTCTGAATGTCATTATGCAAGCCTCACAATATAGTTAAATGCGATGTTTTTTACGGTGTTTTCTTCGTTACCCGTAGCGTTAACGGTGATGGTGTGTCCGTGGGGACCAATAATGACAGAATGGGCATGAGCACCAATGCCGATAGTGTGGTTATGGGCACCGATATATACATTGTGAGCATGCCCTCCTGCGCTCGACGTGGTACCAGTACCTAACGCAGCGTTATAACCGGCTGATACACCATTCCCCGCGCCAGTGTGACCAACAGGTATATTGTGTGAATGATTTCCAGCGCTATTCGTAGTTTTTGTGCCGTAATCAAATGAACTGGTCGTTTTAGTACCGTAATCAAACGACGATGTGGTTTTCGTCCCCAAATCCGTACTGGATGCACTGGCGCTGTGGGTGTGCGATTTAATGCCGTCCTGTTCCTGAGACAATACGGCACGACCACTGCCGGGCTTGCCCTTAATCGTCCAGCCACGCATATCAGGAATAACGCCTGACGGATAAGCCGCTGCAAGTTTCGGGTATGCAGATTTGTCAAAAGTCTGCCCCTGCATCAGGGCATAACCAGACGGAACGGTATCTGATGGCCACGGAATCGGTGCACCGACTGGATAAAACTCTTCAGGAGGATGAGCCGAGGTGTAAAGCTGCGCCCACGGCGACCAGTTTGCGTCGGTCGTATCCCGTCGTGAACGAATAAATGCCGGAGCATGAGCACCGCTTATACCACTCCAGCCGATGAGTAATTCGCCTTCGCCAACGGCTGTCATCCCTTTCAGGTGAATGATATTTCCATACGTTGTTGGATATCCGTTGTTATACGCCTCGTATAACTCCAGACCTGTGGCCCCCTGCATATTATCTGTCAGGGCGGTCAGCCGACCTTTTGAAGCCAGATTAACTGACGATACTGCTGTCCCATCTGACGGTAACGCCCCGATCTCTGATGCTGTTGGCTTATTCCTGGAGTTATAGTCCCTTCGCCAGCCAGGAGCATAAGCATCACCATGATTAATATAAGTAAATTGAGCATTAGGGATGCCTTCACCGCTGGATGTACTCGGTGTGGTAATGCGTATGGTCATTGCGCCGCGGGTGCCAATAACTTCCACAACAGCACCTGCAAGACAAATACTTCCGCAACCTGTATCTGTAATGACCTTATTATTTGCATAAGCCCATGAGCCTTTGCACATCCAGTAAGGATGGTTAAATGCCCCCTGACTCTCTAGCCAAAAAATCAACTGCGCAGTTGTCCATGCTTCACTATCTCCACCAATATTCAGCTCTGCACTATATGCACGGCAGGCACCGATATTTTTCGTAAAGGTGTCTTTATCAGAGATATCCTCACCATTCTTAGCTTTCTGCAGACGTTTTTCAGCATTGTCATAGGCAGCTTTTACTGCATTTGATGTTGCCGCCAGCGTTTCAGACGTGCTGTTGGTTGCACTGCTGAGCTGGACTATCCCTTTTTGTGCCGTAGTGGCGTCCTGAGCGGTATATTTTCCGTTAGCCATGTCATACGCTGCCTTAACCGCTTTCGGCGTTGCAGCCAGCGTTTCAGAATCGCTGTTAGTGGCGCTACTGAGTTGAACAAAGCCTTTTGCGGTCAGCGAGGCGTCCGGGTGACGTCGTGACTGTTCATGTTCTTTCAGTTTGTCATTCACGTAATCCACTGTGGCCATAACCATGGTGTTATCCACGGTAAGCGCCACGGTGGCAGTGCTGGATACGGTCAGAATGGTGCGAAATGTTTGTGTACGTCCGGATCCTTCGGCAACGGTTGGCTTGTAACTTTCGGCAGTATTGCCCACCGCGATCAAATCGCCGTGCTCATCAAATACACCAATTTCCCGGATCCAGAATCCGCCCGTTTCTGGAGGAATAACCAGCTCCGCAATAATGCGGTTCTGATGTGTTGCGTCCAGGATGACGCGATTAACAGTGTGTCGCCACACCTCATGCACCAGACGGGTCTGCTTACTGTCTGGTGTGGGCAACGCGCCGCCACCGTCGCCCACGGCCATATGAGTCAGGCGGACAGGCTTACCATCTGGCGCGGCTGCCTGAGCTAATTTTTGGGCACCTGTATCGGTGATAACGGTTTTAAATTTTCGTGTTGTGGTACTCATGCTTAATCGTCCGGATAAATGGTAATGACTTCACCGTCGTAAGTTGCTGCCGCCGCGAAAATATCCCCCGGGATCTCCTGAATGATATTCAGCCCTGTCATGTGGCGGCTGACCGGGCGGGCATCAGCAATCAACCGCTCCATTTCCAGATACATTTCCTCCGTCACGCCACTGTCCAGCGTGCCGACTTCAACGGTAAATGTTCCCGGTTCTCCGCCGAACTCCCACCACTCAGACACACGAATGAGGTATCCCAGCGGCTCAATGGCCCGGCGCAGTGCGCTGATGGTCCCTTTGTGTCGGTGTATCAGCCATGCATCACGAATCACCTGTCGCTTTGTCTCTTCCGGCCAGTTGCGATCCCAGCGGTCAACGGAAAATGCCCAGGCGAGATAAGGCAGCAGATGCACCGGGCAGGTGTCCGGCGACCACAGCGTGTTGAGGTCTACCGGAATGTCTGTAATGCGCGTTCCGACAGCTTCGGCACAACGCATGAAATTGCTGGCTGATGGCGGTAACAGTGAATTACTCATTACGCCCACCTTCGCTGATGGTGAATGACTCACAGCGCGCCGCCTGTATGTCGCTGATGGCCATATTTTGTGTGGGTTCGATTATCTCCACGCGTTGCACACCGTGCACATGCAGTGCGGCAGCAATGGCTGACAACGCCACGTCCTGACCGATAAGCCCCTGCTCAGACAGCCACTTCCTGAACGACGATTCCGCCGCGGCCAGAATAGGTTCGGATTCCGGGCCGGGGTAAAAGTACAGTTTTGCATTCAGCCGCCATGTCACGATTCTGGCACTCTGTACGGTCAGGCGGTCGGCCACCGGGCGGGTATCCTCTGCATTCAGAACGGCGCGAACGGTATTAAGCAACGCCTCCGTTGCTGTGCCGTCGCCCTCAGTGGACAGTATGGAAACCGTCACGTTGGCCGGAGACGGGCTGATGGCCCGCGCATCGCGTACCAGACCGCTGGCGCTGCGTGCAAAATACTCGTATGCACCTGAAGGGCCAGCAACACTCAGACCGTCATATGCCCGTTGCGCCCGTAGTCTCAGCGAGGTGTCACTTTCCATCACTGCGTCGGTGGTATCCGTTGCCGGAGTGATGGTCAGGCGTTTTGTGTTCATATTGCCCGCGAGGTTGTCCAGGTCTGTCCCGGCGCTGTGGCTTAACATGCAGGCGCGTGCCCCCTCATTGATCCGCTGGCGTAACAGCATTTCGCGAAACGCTGTTGTCTGGGCGATAACGTTCAGGGGTTCCGATTCCAGCTCCAGCGCGGCGGAGACGGCTTCACGCTGTTCGGCGGGATAAGCCGCAATCATCATGGCCTTTGTGTCAGCCAGAATTGCCTCAAACTCAGGCTGCGCGATGATGGCGGGTTCCGGTAACTGGGAAAGGTCAACAGCAGGCATGATTTACTCCCTCAGTGTGATGGTTAATTCAACATTCTGCATGGTCTGCATGACAGTGCCCGACAGCGTCACCCCGGCGTGGCCTCCTGCCTTCCAGACAACGTCGATAGCGTCCAGGGCAATGCGGGGTTCCCATCGTGTCAGCGCAATCACGGCAGCACTCATGCATTGCAGACGCGTGGTGTTATTCATGGGTTCGTCAATCAAATCAGGCACAAGGCTGCCATATTCCCGTCGCATAACCCGGCTTGCCAGCGGGGTGGTCAGGATGTCCCTGACTGACTGTTTCAGGTGCTCCATATCGTTCAGGTTTCCCGTTCCGTCCGGGTTCATACCTGTGTAGCGGGTTGTCACTGCGGGCCTCCTGTCGAATCGCTGCCACCTTTAACGCCACCGTGTTTATGCGTATGCACTGTGATGCCGTTTGAGGTGAAATTGCCGCCGCTGTGCGTGATATTGCCGCTCATCTTTCCCCCTTTTGTGACGTCAAGCGTCGCCGTTCTCAGAAGGTCTGTGCATTCCACGACGGGCGTATCCAGTGTCACGCTGACGGATGCCTGCAGGGTGGCTGTTTTCATGCCGCTGGCGCTCAGTGCGCCTGCGTCCGCGTCGTAGCGGAACACCGCGCCATCCGGCGCGCTGACCACGATTTCTTTCAGGCTTTTGCCGGGGGCCGGACTGGCATCACTCCACAGGCTGCCAATTATCATGGCGGTTTCCGGGTTGCCGCCAATGCAGGCAATTACCACCTGTTCGCCTGGTGATGGCGGCAGCCACACATTGAAGGCTCCCGCGCGCGTGGTGTTCCAGCGCAGCCAGCCTGTTTCCAGTTCGCCGCTGCGAACGCGCACGCGCCAGGACTTCTCGTCAACTTCAGAGATGATCCCGGTGCGGATGATATTGCTCAGCAGTCGCATGAGTTCTGCGCTCACCGTACAGCCTCCGCAATCCGGCCCAGCACCGTGTTATAAATCAGGCGTTCATCTGCCTGACTGATGCCCAACAGCTCACGTACCGGGTAATCGGTGAAAATGCCCGGCGCAACCTGATCGCGCTCACCGAACTGATGAACGCGGGCAATACGTGCGGCCACGCCGCTGTAACCCACCGTCACACCGGAAGCATCTGCACGGGCTTTCAGGTAGCGGGCGGTGCGCAGTTTTACGAACATGGGGACGCGCTTTGTGCTGTCCTGGTTGATGCGCCGGGTGCGTATTTCCAGAAAACGGTCGATGTCATCCCGGTAAAACGTGCGGATATTGTTTTTATCCTCATCCCACCCGGTAATGGTTCGCCCGTATTTCCCCGTGTCGTGATGCCAGTTTTTCAGCGTGCGTGCTTCGTTATTCCAGATAAAGCGAATGCGTTCCTGTATCCGGGTTACGCGGCGTCTGCGTGGTGTCCATGCGGTCCCGTCCGGCGCTTTCTGTGACCGGATGCGCGCCTGCTGGGCGCGGCGTAAATCCTGTGCCAGCTTTCTGGCGATGTTATTGATGGCCTGCTGATTCAGGCTGTCGCGGATGGCCTCAAAGGTTTCATCCACGCGGGTGAATGCCTTATCCATCGCTTTCACCCCACGTCACATCCTGGAATACATGCGACCAGCCGCCTTCGGAAGATGGCAGGCGGGGTTTTGGCTCCGGCAGGTGTTCTGCCTGCGGTGTGCCCTGACTGCTGCGCGTGATGCGAACGCGTTCCCGCAGGGGGAGCGTAAACAGGAGAACGGCGCTGTCATCGTCATTGATAACGGCGGAAAATTTGATGTCCTGATTACGCTCAGGGTTGAGCAACAACTGTGGCTGATTTTCGGATAACCACGCCAGCAGCGGCAGCGTGAGGTCGTCCAGCTCCCCGGCGTAATCCATGACAAACATCACCATCTGATAGTGGTAAACAAACGATGGGGTTTCTCCGGTCGTTTCAATGTTGCCGCTCTCCACGAAAATGGTGAATTTTTCCGGGTTGGCCTGACACCATCGGCATGAACGGGTCATGGCTTCACGCAGGGAATCAGTTTTCAGCATGGTTGTTGTCCTCGTTGTTCAGTCGTTGCAGCCTGCGCTGTTCCAGTAATTCAATGGCCCGTTTATCCGCGTTACAGGTTTCCAGTGCATCCAGAAGGCGGTCGCCCCATATACCGAGATTTCCCCATGTGGGAGGGTCAGGGAAGGGGGGCGGCGTTACCGGAATGGTCAGCGTCTGCGGTATAAGCCGGACTGACGGCGCTGGCCGTGGCGCGTTCTGCGTGCCTGCGCAACCTGTCAGTAAAACGAGCGTCAGGCAAAGCGTGGGCGCATTCATCTTTTGCAATATCGTTGCGTAGCTGTTCACGTCTGGCCTCTCCGTCCTGATTTCGCTGTTGATTTTCCACGCGGAGTTGCGCCAGCACCTGCTGCATATCCTGTACCCCGGCACTGATGATATTCAGTGTGTCGACGGTACTTTTCAGGGTGCTGGCCTGTGCTTCGTTTCTGGCGTTCTCCCGGCCAAGCGACCATGACAGACGCATGGATGTTCCCCATGCGGCAATCAGAAGGAAAGCGACACCCAGCGTGGGCCAGAGCTTCATGCCGGATAGGCTCCGTGTGGTAACTGAAAATGTGGTCCGTCTTTCAGGGTCTTCCAGTCGCCGCCCCATTCCACCGGAATATTCAGTTCCCGGCTGGCCTGTCTGAATGCTGCTGCGATTTTTTCGTACAGCGGCCATTCCCATGACACCTGGCTGCCGATATAAGCCACAACATCCACGGCATGTCCCGTAAGGTGGCGGCTGTTCATGGTCTGGCTCTTACCTGTGGCCACAAGTTGCTTCTGGCGGTAACGGCTGCGCAACCCTTCGGTGATACCAAAATCCACTTCCGAAATTTCCAGTGCCCGTCGGGTCACTTTCACCAGATCAGGATTTACGCCCTGCAAATTCTTTTCGCTCCGGCTGCTGAATTTAAATGTGTTGCTCATTCGTCCTTCTCCTTCACCCTGCGATTAAAGGCCGCAATAACCTTGTCGCGTGCTTTCTCTGCACCCATAAAACCGATTGATGCGCCGATAAACGTCACGGCATCTTCAGGAAACCCGAAGAAGCGCAACGACCCGGCCACGGCCATGGCAAGAACGCCGCACGCCAGCGATCCCGTTACGGTCTGAACCAGTGTTCGTCCGTCATAAAGACTCATCAGCGCGGAAATGCTGACCGCCGCGCCTACTGCATACACCGTTGGCAGGTGGTCAAAGAGCCACGCAATAACCTGCTCTGTGATCCCTGTTTGAATGGTGCTCACTGCTACTCCCCCCACAACTGAATCATTTCTCGTTTCTTCTTCTCCGGCTCCGGCATCTCCACTTCCTGCCCGGCGTCCAGAAATACCTGCTGACAGAGTCCGGGGTTGGCATCCAGCACCTTTTCGGTGACGCCCTGCGTCGTGCCGTAGTACCGGAAACAGAGCGAATCCACGGTGTCGCCTTCCAGTGCCTTCACTTTCATCAGCACAACTCCGCAAAGATTCGCGGGCGGCACAGAATGTCAGAGATGGCCCAGCTCACATCGCGCCACAAATCCGATGTCTGTATATCCTCCGCCCGGCGGT